CTCTGAGCATTGTGTACCCAGCGTCCGTCAGCTTCATTAAGTCATCGATTGTTTCTTGACCAAACCCTTCTGCTTCAGTAGCGGGACGGATAACCATCGGACCCGGCATACCTTTGTTGACAGCCTCAACAGCTTCTTTCATGGACGAGGACATACTGGCATCGTCGGCAATCTGACGGTAAAACTTGCTTGTCTCACGGAAACGAGACATGTCTGCGATTGTCCTGAGATAGCGGTGCTCCAAAGCCTCTCGTCCCTCTGTCCGCTCTCGTTTCAGGCCGCGAAGACTAGGTGCTTTATCTAGACGCTTTGATCGAGACGACAGGATAGAGTCTGACAAGGTGTAAATAGGAACACGTTTTTTAGATCCAGCTTCCTCTTTAAGCTTACGCTTGAGGAGAGTTGCGTCGTCCGCTATTTGTTCGACACGGACGGCGGACAACGGTGCGCCGCTTTCCCCCAAAGAACCTGCTGGAAAACCAAGCTGCTCATCAACAAAGGACCGCGCCTCTTGTCTGGCAAGCTCTTCATCAATCACTTTTATACCAGCGTTGGTTTTTTCTTCTCGAATTGCTCTGTAGATTTCTTCCACAGCCGCTTCATACGTTTCTTTTTCAGGCCCTTGTGTAAGTTCGCTGTAAGACTTATTCATGGGTCCTTCATACATACGACGAAGGTAACTGTTGAACTGTGTCTTAATTGCACCCAGCACAGGTTTTAACTCTTCTGCGGGTAGGTCACCTTTTTTGACCGCGATATCCAACTCGTCGTAAATCTCTTCTGATAGATTTGTAACCAGATTACGCATTTCTGTGGCCGACGATACAACCTCTTGGTCATAGCCTTTTAAGGCATCGTCTTCCCCTTCGAGAAATCTAATCGCTGAAGAAAAAGCATCTTGGCGACTTGCTTTTCCTTTTCCGTAGATGCCCTGTAGGGATACAGTATTACGAACGCTCTTATCGAAATCAGTAAAAAGCTTCATACCAACAGCCTCGGGAGCATCTATCTGTGCGCCTAAGTCTTCTGTCAGTTCGTAGAACTCACGCGGTGCGCCACGTGCCGTGCTGAATACTTCTTTTGCTTTCTTAGTGGCTTTTGGAAAAGATGACTCAATCGCTCCACCCAAAGTTTCTAGCCCGAAAGAAACATTACGCGCAATAACCGGAACACCCGGCGTGTTGCCAATAACAAACGAAGCACCTTTTATTGTCGGGCCAAGAAGCTCAAAAGCGGTGGTGAATGCAGCACCTTCTGCACCAACCTTGAGTTTGTTAAGCAGCTTGCGGATAGCTTCTTCACGACCCTCAAGTCCTGTGTCTTCGATTGTTTTCAGTCCTTGCGGCATTGCGTCGAACGCGTCGGACAAAGTGTGCATACCGTCGGGGCTGACTGCGAAATCAGCGGCACCGGCCGCAAGAGAGCCCACCGCAGCTTGTCCAGCAAATCGATTAACCCGTGTGCCTGTGTCGTCAACTTTTGTAAGAATGTTTTTATAGCGTTTGCCGAAAGCTTCCGCTGACTTACCCAGCATTCCTTGTGCTTTAAGTAAGCTTGTGCCTTTGGCTGCTGCATTTGCCCTACTCATCCAGCCAAGCACCGGAATGATGCCGACACCAAAATTTGTAATAGCTTCGGCTACTTCACCGGCTGTTGTTTGCGGCACAAGACCCGTAGCTTCTTTGAGCTCTTCAAAGCTTTCCGTAACACCGCGGCTGTAGTCTGTATCGAAAGCAAGGTCTACTGTTGAAGCTCCGAGTTCCGAGATCCCCTGTACGAAACCCACGCCACCAGCACCTACGCCCGTGGCGATATCGCCAAAGACAGACACGTCGTCTTCAGCGTCTAGTTTTGCTGCGAAGTCTTTTGCAAAAGCTTGTAACTCGGGCTCAGATAAATTGAGAACTGAATCATCAACTTCGAAAGAGCCTCTGCCAGGTATGTTTAACTTAGCCATTGAGACCCCTTACTTGGTGACAGTTGCTCCGCCAGATTTAATAGCTTTTGCTCTTTCGGCAATGTTGATAGTGTCTCCGTAGCTTTTTGACACCTCTATTTCAAGCTGAAGTTGACGTGCTTGAGGAGCAGAGAGCCCATATTCATTGGCGAGACTTACGAGGTCTCTTTCAGTTTCAGTGCTGCGATCCTTGATATTGTACTTTTGAAATGTTTTCAAGGCTTCAGGGTTTTTCTCAAAGTACTCAAGTAACTTAACTTGTGCCGGTGTCTCAGCAGCCTTGAGTTTCCGTGCTTGGATCTCAGCCAAGAACAGTGAATCCCGACGGTCCTTCTTGCCTTTGCTGTATTGTTGCAGACCAGCCAACGCGCCTCTGGCGATATTCATGACGGGGTCGTCACTTTCTCCGCCAGCGATAGCCAAACCAGCCGTCATCATGGCTTGGTAGAAATCATTTTCATCATTGCCGGTCATCTCTTTATAGCGTTCGAGGAATGGATCGATAGCTTCTTTTTCCTCCGGCGTGGGAAGATTGGAGAGCTCTCTGTTTTCTTTCTCGAGAGCTTCAAGGCGTTCTTGAAGTTCCGCAACCTCATCGTTCGCGGTTTCGTCTCCCAACTTCTTTTTGTTATCGACTTTATCTTTAGTTTTATCGGGAGCGTCACCAGCATTTGCCGAGGTCACAAGCGGATTATCAAAAACCGGTTCCTCGGCTGGTCCAGCGGCGACATCTACCACACCGGAGCCGACACGATTGATTCCTTTAGCAATATTAGAGGGAAGCTGCGCGGTGGAAAGAAGTCCAGAGCCGATGTTTTTAGCGAGACGCTCTATACGAGTATCGTCCTCTTCCATTTGGGGTCGCAACGCTTCTCCGGGAGGGGGAGAGTCGGGGTTGACGAAGCTGTCAACCATAGATCCTATGCCGCCCGAAACTTTTTGAGCCGCGGCGGCAGGCACAGCAAGAACACCAGTTGTATCGATCGGGCCACTAGCTGGATCCATGTAACCCTGCATACGCGGGGCAGCGGGGCGAGGGTTCATCAGAGCCTGGTTTTCATAGTAGCGATAAAGGTTGTTGATAGCAGCATCACGATTAGCGACCGGTGCTTGACCAGATGCAATCATGCTGTCCACCATCTGAGTGGCTTGGTCAAACAACGACTTGTTCACTGCACCCGCTTGCGCCATTTGCATACGCGGCTGCACCTCGTTCATCAGTTCTCCTGATGAGGCAAGAATACCAAGAGCCTGACGAGCGAGGCCCGGCTTACGGAACATTTTACGGTGCTCACCAACAACACCGCCTTTATTATAGCCCATTGGAGCCTGCCCCGGATACGCGACAAAGCTCAAAGGATTGCTTGATTGCGCCCCTCCGTACAAAAGTCGCGCGATCTTTTCTTGCTCTTGTTTTTTCTTTTGTTCTTCGAGGAATCTCTTAAAATATCCCATAATAATCTTAGCTCCCCGAACTCTGACTACCGAACGGACGGTAACCTAATCCGCCCAAAGCACCAAGTCCCGCGATGCCCAAACCAATATACTGAGAAGTACTACTTGGACCTGCTGGCTGCTGTGCTGGAGGGGTAGCGGTCATGGAGGATTGAACACTAGGAGTGCCTCCCATGACATCAGTCATAAAGCCAACACGCTTGTAAGGCTCATACAAACGTTCCAGTTCCGTGGCGCGTTGTGCGTCGAACTGCGCTTGCTGCTGCGCTTGTGACATACCGCCCAAGCCTTGCAGCGTAGCAATGTCCTGCCCTGCCTGCGCTTGCGCTTGTGTGGCAAGGCCACCTATCTGACCACCAGCCTGACCAATGAGGCCAGCAATACCAAGGTCGCGGCCACGAGCAGCTTCGAATGCGCCCATACCAGCCTGTTGTGCTTGTTGGAAACCAGCCGAACGGAGACGGGCAGCGGTGTCAGCCATCTGCTGCATCTGACCACGATACTGCTCGGCTTGCAAAAGTGCGTCACGGCTACCGCCGAAAGCACCTGCGCCGACGGCAGCGTCGGATAGTTTTTGACGTTCCATTTCGCCAGCACGAGAGATGTCACGCAGTGATGCGTCGATTACTTCTTGCTGGAACGGATCCATGAACTGGCGTGTGATGTCTTGGTCATACATGCCTTCGGCACGAAGAGCCTGACCAGTAGAAGCGCGAGTACCAGAAATCGCTTCTTGCAGCATTGGTTGATAACCACCAATACCCATGCCTGCCTGCAAGAGTTGTCCCGTCTCGGGATCCCGGACACCAAGAATCTGCTCTTGGCCTTGAGTGATTGCAGCCTGCTGAAGCGGGTTAAAAGCAGCAACTCGCTGCTCTGGAGTCATAATAGGTACGTCGGCTAACTCGCGGGTCGTACGGAAGATGTCCTTTTGAAACTCTTCCTGATACGGAGCCAAGCGATTCATAGCAATTGAAACTTCTGCTTTGTCAGGCAGATTTTCCATTACGTTTTGACCCTGAGAGTAAAGAGGTGACGAACCAGCTTGGGACGGGTCAAAGCCTTCTTGATACGCGTAAATCTCCTGCGACTGCTGCTCGTTGAGAGTTTTCAGCCGCTCAAGTTCTTGTTGAGCTTCTCTAAGTTTTTTTTGGGTGGAACTTGATGATCCACTTGACCCTGGTGCTGGCATTACGCTTGTCCTTCAAACTTGTTCATCATGGCGTACATCTTAGCGGCACCTTTTTTACGGTCACCGTTACCTGCGCCTTTAACTGCGTCTGCTGTCATGACGAACTCACCGTCAGACAGATAGGCAGGGATGCTGTCCGAAGTCCCTGTTCCGGGGCCCATGATGTGTCCACCAGCGGCCGCTGCCATTATACCACTACTTCGCACGTATGGTACATCCTGAAACGACTCTGTTTCGGGGTTGTAGTACATGCCTTCAATGGTCCTGCCTTGATAGTTCAGGATGTCTCCCTGGTTTAAGAGTGCCGCTAACTCTTCTTGGTTGAGAGTCATACTAGGCTGCTCCGGCATTTCTTCGCTCATGAAGAGAGGTGCCGCCATAGAAGCGGTGCTGAGAGCCGTACCTGTCGCGCCGAGCGGGTTGTTAGAAAATTCTTGTACTACCTTATCGGTAAACCCAGGAACTCCGCCCTTGTTTTGCGCGATGTTAAGAGCTCTATCGGGTGAGAAACCCTTTTCCATAAGCTTGTTAGCATCAGTGGCAACATCTGCTAAAGCCCTAGCACTAGAACCAGAACTAGCTGCACTGTCCGTCAAAAACTGGCCGGTAGTTTCATCGAATATAGCATTCGGGTCGGGCGTAAAGTCTAGACCTGAGTTAGCGGGGGTAAAACTAGCTGGCTGCACCTGCGGCTGTTGAACACTAACTATACCTTTCGCCGGGGTGGCGGCAGGAGCCACTGACGATGATGCGGTCGATTCCGGGGTGGCGGCAGGGGTCACTGACGTTGATGAGGTCGTTGGTGCGGGGGTGGCTGGAGTAAAGTAACCACCAGATTCCCCAGTTATCTGGTTGGAAATACCTTGTGTAATCCCTCCAACAGCAGCACCGGTTGCACCGGCCTTCAAAACATCTTTTAGGTTGCCGCCCTTAAATGCTGTGTCTAACGCAGCGGACGTACCAAGCAGACCAGCTTTACCGGCCGTCAACGTACCAATACCTTTACCCAGCATACCGAGCATACCGCCTTTTGCGGCAAGAGCAGTACCAATACCAGGCAAAGCAGCGGCAAGTAAAAGTGGCGCGGCTTTCTTTACAACCTTTTTAATCTTCTTAAAGAGTTTTTTGAAGAACCCAAACTCTTGAACACCAGTGTTTGGGTTGATGGCAACCATTTCGTTACCAACAATAAACTGCTCTGGCTCTAAGCCCTGATCTCTAATCGCTGCAAAAACCTGATCTTTTACCTCGGGGTAATATTTCAGGATTGGGGCAGGAACAATCACCTCACCTTCAGCAACGTGAGCGATTTGATCATCTTCGAACTGACCCATAGCAGCCATCTTATCTGCTACACCTGGTCCTAATGTCTGAATACCTTGCATCATTTTATCCCTTGATGGCCCATTATAGCCAATAAACCGTTAAGTTACCACCTTCAGTGTTCCGCTGTCATTATAAACAGAACCAGTTTCAAGTCCCGTGGCTGACGTAGGTAGATCCTTGAGAACCAGTGGTGATTTAGTGCTGTCCAATGCCGAAGCACGGAGCTCACCTTCAGAGTTGACCTGCTCGATCAGAAGCTCCAAGGCACGAGCCAAGTCGGAGATGTACTCACGGCGATACTCCTCTGGAGCATCAGCAATCGTGGGTGGTACAAGTGATCGTTGTGGCATTATCGTTTCCCGTCCGGCCTTACTTCAACACGCGGAACACCGACCCTCCATTGAGTCCCGAGATCCGAGCTACTTAAACGCAGAGAGAAGGAGCGACCACGTAGGCGCATATACAACTCGTCCGTGTATTGCTCCACTGGGCTCGTGGCACTACGAGCTACATCACTGGTCAATGCTTCCCCGTAGCTCTCACCCGGATTATTATATGCCCTCAACTCAAACGTGACCTCTGGATCTGCGCCTGTCGAACCGGCGAAGGTGATATCGGGCAGCACTTTGTTAGTCAGCATGTACTTGTCACCAGCTTCGAGTGACATGGGGCTGCTTTCGATAAAAGACGTAATCGCAGTGGCTGGATTGTTAGATCCGTCATCATTACCGTTTTCATGGTTATATAGATTGTTGTCAGGTGCAGCGGCCACAGGGTAAGAGCGCGTCTCAGCATCTACCCAAGCTGTTCGACCTAGTGTACCAAAATACCAAATCTTTTCTTCGTAATTGTAGACGACATATTTATCGTTTTCGGTTGAGTTGAGCGACGGATAAAACCACCACACTTCGTTGTACTGAGAATTGAGCGCAGCGGTCACAAGTTCACGCTGGTCCAAGTTAAGGTCGTCAAATATTTTTGCACGAACCGAGCAGGGGATTTGAGTGGTACGACCATCGTAAACATAGAACTGATTTTCACCCATCCAGAACACGCCATCGTTCACAGCGACAGCAGCGTTTGGTCCAATAATGCTGATACCTGTTGAAATCTGAGAGATACCGAAAGTAAACGGCGCACCGATAAACTTGAGTGTGTGTAATGAGGCATCGGTATAAACCAGAATTTCACGTTTGGTTTCAATCGCAGCCACAAACTTAGATCCTGAACCAATGATCAAATCACCAGCGGTGTTCGTAGCTGTAGGTGTCCAGTCAGCAGGGTCCTCTTGATCAGAGAAACGGATGAGAAGGGGGTCTTGCGTACCGACATCAGTGGTCGGGTCACACGCAAAAGCAATTACGTGGCGATCACGGTCAGAAACAATAACCTGACGAGCGACGGTTGGTGTGCCACTTGCCCCAGATAATGTGCTGAGAGCTACGGCTCTATTGTTCAAGCCATTGCTCTTGTCCCAGTAGTAGATGTTACCGTCGCGCACATTAGCAATCAGGTCTTCACCAAAGTTGTCGAACGACCACAAACGCGCCTCTGTCCCAGACGTAACAGAGATTGTTGCAGCTTCACCCCAAGCAACCATGCTAGTGGTGGCAACAACAGTGGCACCGTTCGAGTGAGCGGCAGCGGCTGTGCTTTCAACACCACGAGTACACGTTGTCAGGTTGTTACCGCTTTTACCCGTGTAGTTAATAAGCTCTGTTCCAATACGAACCTGCCCAGCAGAGGGAAAGCTTGAGGCATCTGTCAGCGTAATTGTTGTGGCACTGTTTGTGATAGCACCGTTCAAGGTTGTCGTGGCATCGTCGGCAGTCTCACCGTCCCACGTGCTGGCACCCCAACCGGTACCGCCGGTAATCGTAGAAAGACCGGTGTTGATTTGATAAGTGAGTGTGGGTGTACCGCCCCCGGTAGCTGTGCTTGTGGCAGTCGTGGCAACAGTGATCGTAAAAGTGTTACCGTCTATACGAGTGATGATATGCTCTTTGTTCAAATCAGCGGCCGGAATCCCAGCAAACGTTGTAGCGTTAGTAATAGTGACGTAGTCGTTTGTGATTGCACCGTGGGCATTGTCTGTAATCGTAACTACTGCGCTACCGCTAGTGGCTGACAAGGAGCCAGAAGACAAAGTTGATGACTTACGATCAGGGGTTATGTCGTTGTAGTTTGTGCCTTCTTCGATATAGAGCTTCAGATGTGTGCCAAGAGCTAGGTAATTGGAAGCATCTAGCGCAACCCAGTTGTGCATCTTACGGCAAATGCCTTCAAAAGTCGTAGCAGAGTAACGCGTCCAGCCACCGATCTTTTCAGCCACGCCGTAGCGAAAGCGGATCTTGTCGCAGTCGTACCAGCCACCCTCGTTCATGTAACGAGTGGTTTCTTGGTTGATGCCGGGCCGGAACTGGAGCTTCATCAAAGGCATGTGACACTCCTAGTGTTTTATAATCGCGTTAAGTATAAGACTTGTGTACAGCAACGAACTAACATTATCGGTAGTAGCGTTGATGGTTCCCCCAAGAGTAGAGGAGACAGCTAGGTTTCCTACCCCGTGGGCATGATTGCCGCCGTTTCCGTAATTGCTTGTCTTACCAGCATTGGGGGTGGCATTATTCTGGTCTCGTTGCATAATATACCCTGCGTTACCGCCCGAGCCTTCATGCGCTACGTTACTATTTGGATGACTTGTAATCCTTAAGCTGCTGGGTCTGCTGTTGTTGGTGCCAAACATCTTGTGGCTGTGCAGGGGAATCTGATTCGCAGTAAGTTGTACGTTGTCAGTGCTACCGGTAACATTAGAAGAAATACTCGCTGATGCCGTGTTAATATTTGTGTTGATTGTAGCCGAAGCAGCACCGGCATTCGCTGCTAGGGTGGTGTTGCCGTCGTCAAAAACAACCTGCTTACCAGCGAGGTCAGGTAGATTAAAAGTGCTACTGCCGTTGCCCGAGCCATATGTAGTGCTAATTACAGCAAATAACGCAGCGTAATCAGTTCGTGAAACCTCTTGTCCGGCGCACAAAAGGAAACCACTAGGAGCAGTTGCCGTTGTCCAAGGAACTATGAGCCCAACCGGGACAAAAATTGCAGCGTCTCTTTTTAGTTGTCCGTAACTACTCATCTTCCATGTGCTCCAACATCGCGACATTGCTTTCAAACATCGTCTTTAGATGACTACACCGCAAGTCACCGTCTTCGCTTATCTCTTCTCCGCCGTTGATGCAGTATGTCCCAGCGTTGGTGTCTTCGTCGTAACTGACGTGAGTTGTGCCTTCAGGAAAGCGATCAAAAAACAAAGTAAACTCTTCGTCTTGTCCGTCACGCGCACTATAGCAATGAATGGTAAGGAACGAAAAGCTAGAGCCATCGCTCGTCCACAAAAACCTGTCTCCTAATCGTGCGTTATATCTCATCTTAAAACTTTATCATGTAACGAATTGCAAGGTACGGATTTTCAATATCAACAGCACTGGCGGTAGCGGCTAGGTTTGATTGATTGAAAGTAGATGTGACGGAACCGTTGATAGTATGGGCGTGTGAGCCATTGCTGTTGCCGCCGGTGACAGAAGTCTTACCAACGGATGCGCCTGAACCACTGTCAGCCATCATGTACGCCCAGTCAGAGCCTTGGCCCCGATGTTGCTGGAACGGGGCGTTGACGGTGTTCAGGTTTGCCTGGCTTAGAGTAGCATTTGATCTGGTCGAATTAAAGGTAAAGTGAGTATGGGCCGGAATATCAACGTTCTGGTTTGCTGTTGCTATGTTGTGGTTCGAAGTGACTGACACAGACGCTGAAGCAAAAGTAATATTGGGCGTTTGACCCGCCAAAGCTGCACTGTTCTTCGAAGCAAACGCTCGGTTGTTACTCGCGCCGATAGCAGACCTGTCTTGGAAGTCAGGCAGATTAAAGTTATTACTGTCCACACTACCGA